GAGGTGCAGACTTACTGTTGGTGGACGACCCTCACTCTGAGCAGGATGTGATTAACGGTAACTTTGAGGTATTTGAGAAAGCCTACGAGTGGTTCACCTTTGGAGCACGGACTCGTCTGATGCCGGGTGGTCGTGTGGCAATCATACAGACTAGATGGCATATGGATGACCTGACGGGCAGAGTAACACGGGACATGGTGAACAATGATCGCTCTGACCAATATGAAGTGGTGGAGTTCCCTGCTATATTAGATACGGCAGATAAAGATAACAAACCTATACAGAAACCCCTGTGGCCTGAGTTTTTTGACTTAGATGCGTTACTACGTACCAAGGCATCTATGCCGACCTTCCAATGGAACGCACAGTACCAGCAGGAACCTACCGCAGAAGAAGCGGCTTTGGTCAAACGAGAGTGGTGGCAGTCATGGGAGCAGGAACGGCCTCCTGAATGCGAGTACATTATTATGTCACTGGACGCAGCAGCAGAAACGCACAACCGTGCTGACTATACTGCGCTGACTACGTGGGGGGTATTTTTTAATGAGAGTGAAAATGCGTACCACATCATCCTGCTGAATAGTATAAAGAAGCGTCTGGAGTTTCCTGAACTGAAAGACTTGGCGATGGAGGAGTATAATGACTGGGAGCCTGACTCGTTTATCGTGGAGAAGAAGAGCGCAGGGACAGCCCTGTACCAAGAGATGAGACGCATGGGACTGCCCGTGCAGGAGTACACGCCACACAGGGGGTCGGGGGACAAGTTAGCGCGATTGAATTCAGTTGCAGATATCGTAGCATCAGGTATGGTGTGGATGCCGATAACTAGGTGGGCAGAAGAAGTAATAGAAGAGATTGCAGGGTTTCCATTTATGAGCCATGATGACCTCGTGGACAGCACGGTTATGGCGTTGATGAGATTCAGACAAGGTGGGTTTATCCGTCTACCAACGGATGAGCCAGAAGAAACACGCTACTTCAAACAAAGGCGGGGTGGATACTACTAATGGCTATTGAAAAAGGATTATATGCGGCACCGGAAGGACTCGAAGAAGAACAGGGTGAAGGACTAGAAATAGAGATAGTTGACCCTGAAATGGTGACGCTGGATGACGGCAGTATGGAGATAACCATAGTACCTGATGCCAATATAGGGGACATGACCGACTTTGATGCGAACTTGGCAGAGTTTTTAGAAGACAATGCACTGTCTTTGATCGCAGATGATGTCATGGGGCTGGTTGCATCGGACATGGATGCACGAAAAGAGTGGGCAGACACCTTCGTAGAGGGGCTTGACCTGCTTGGCCTCAAGATAGAGGAACGATCTGAACCATTTCAGAGCGCATGTGGTGTATTTTCTACCGTTTTATCCGAAGCTGCCATACGTTTTCAGGCAGAAACCATGAGTGAAACCTTTCCTGCGGCTGGCCCTGTGCGAACAAAGGTCATAGGAGAGGAAGATAAGGACAAATTAGAGGCAGCAGACCGTGTAAAAGCGGATATGAACTACGAATTGACCGAAAAAATGGTCGAATATAGGTCAGAACACGAAAGATTGCTCTATAGTTTGGGTTTAGCAGGGTCTGCGTTCAAAAAAGTCTACTTTGACCCCAATTTAGGGCGACAAGTTGCTATGTATATACCCGCAGAAGACGTAATTGTGCCCTACGGAGCGTCAAACATAGAAACCGCAGAGCGTGTGACCCACATAATGCGGAAAACTAAGAACGAATTGCGTAAATTACAGGCCAGTGGCTTCTATAAGGATGTAGAACTGGGAGATCCCATCCCTTATCACTCTGATATAGAGGAGAGAAAGGCAAAAGACAGTGGATACTCTATGTCTGATGACGATAGGTACGCAGTCTATGAGATACATGCTGATATGGTCATAGATGGTATAGACGATGAGGACGATATCGCTAAACCTTACGTAGTGACCATAGAAAGAGGCAACAATGCGGTGCTTGCCATCAGAAGGAATTGGAATCCTGATGACCCACTCCAGTTAAAGCGCCAACACTTCGTACATTACGTATATGTCCCCGGATTTGGCTTCTATGGCCTTGGGCTTATACATATCGTAGGGGGGTACGCTAAAGCAGGTACGTCCATTATACGACAGTTGGTGGACGCAGGTACGCTTGCTAACTTACCAGCAGGGTTGAAGACTCGTGGGCTACGTGTCACAGGAGATGACACCCCGATAGAACCGGGGGAGTTTAAGGACGTAGATGTACCGTCTGGTAGCATCAAAGATAACATTATGCCGCTGCCCTACAAGGAACCTAGCCAAACATTACTAGCCTTACTAGATAAAATAACTAACGAGGGCCGTAGATTAGGGGCGATTAGTGACATGAATATTTCTGATATGTCAGCTAATGCACCCGTAGGTACTACCTTGGCGTTATTAGAAAGAACTCTGAAGCCTATGGCGGCAGTTCAGTCTCGTGTTCACTACGCCATGAAACAAGAGTTTAAACTACTGAAAGCAATCATGTCTCAGTACGCCCCTGCGGAATACGGGTATCAACCTAACCGTGGAGAGGTAAGCGCCAGAGAAGCAGATTACATGTTGGTGGATGTTATACCCGTCAGTGACCCCAATAGTTCTACAATGGCGCAAAGAGTCGTTCAATACCAAGCAGTATTACAGATGGCACAATCTGCCCCACAGATATATAATCTTCCGCAGCTACACAGGCAGATGATAGAAGTTTTAGGTATAAAGAACGCAGATAAACTTGTTCCGATAGAGGATGATGCTAAACCTACTGATCCTATTAGTGAGAATATGAACGCACTTATGGGTAAACCATTAAAAGCTTTTATATATCAAGACCACGCGGCACATATTGCAGCTCATGAAGCGTTTATGAAAGATCCTATGATTGCCCAAGCCATAGGCAAAAATCCACAGGCCCAGCGAATCATGGCAGGATTACAGGCGCACATAGCAGAACATTATGCGTTCTTGTATAGACAACAGATAGAGAAGCGGTTGGGAGCTTCGTTACCCGCACCTAATTCTGAACTTCCTGAGAATTTAGAAGTCGCATTGTCAAGTCTAGTTGCTAAGGCAGCAGAACAAGTTACTCAAGGCAATCAGCAGAAAGCGGCACAGATGGAAGCGCAACAGAAAGCGCAAGATCCGGTTGTTCAGATGAAGCAAGCAGAGTTGCAGCTTGAAGCTCAGAAGGTACAGCAGAAAGGCGATAAGGATGCTGCAGAGCTTGGGTTAAAAGAACGAGAGCAGACACGCAAAGAGAAGAAGGATGCGGCAGATCTGGCTATGGACAATCAAGAATTAGCGTTAGAGATTGATAAAGCAAAGGTAGATATGACCCTAGACATACAAGAAGCACAGCGAAATGTTAACGATAGTATTACGGATATAGTTAACAGAGGGGCTGATAGAGAATAATGGCAGATAACATATTTACTGTACTAAATAAAAAGTTTGTAGAAGATAGAGCTTCTGCTATAGAATCTCTTACATCTGGAGCAGCCAAAGACTTTGCCCAGTACAAAGAGACAACAGGTTACATTCGAGGTCTGGAAACCTGTATGCGAACTGTGAATGACCTCTCGCGCAACTACATGGACGGTGATGATGAGTGAAGCTGAAAATATAAGTGAAGAACAGTTAGAAGCAATGATCCCCTTGCCTGTGGGCTATAGAGTGCTTATAGCACTGCCGCAGGTAGAAGAGACGTTTGACGGTACCGAACTTCTTAAATCGTCACAGACGAGGAATGAAGAACACGTTATGTCAATAATAGGGTTAGTCGTAGACATGGGCGAACAAGCGTATGCCGATAAAGAACGTTTTCCTACGGGTGCATGGTGCAAACAAGGCGATTATGTCATGTTTCGCGCTAATTCAGGCACACGTTTTAGGATAGGTAATACTGAATATCGTCTTATGAACGATGACTCTATAGAAGCTGTCGTACCTGACCCAACTGGAATATCACGAGTATAAGGACTTATTATGCCATTTCAAAAAGTAGAATTTGAGTTTCCTGATCCCGATGCTGTCGAAGAGGATACAGAAATAGAAATAGAACCTTCTAGTGAGATAGAGGTAGAAATACCGGGCAAAGAAAAGCCTGTTGTTGAGGAAGCGGTTGAACCTGAACCCGAACTCGAACCTGAATTGGAGATAGTTGATGACGTACCTAAAAAGGACAGGAATCGTACTCCGTCTGAACCACCTGAAGATGTCACTGAAGAAGAGTTGGAAAACTATTCAGACAAAGTTCGTAACAGGATACGACACTTTAGTAAAGGGTATCACGATGAACGGAGGGCTAAAGAAACTGCTGAAAGGCAAACTCAAGAGTTGGAAAGTCTGGCTCAAAGACTCTTGGATGAAAATAAAGAGTTAAAAGGTAACCTGTCGAAAAACAAAGACGTTCTTTATAAACAAGCAGAACGAGCCGTAGAGAGTGATTTAGCTAACGCCACCAGAGAATACAAAGCAGCATACGAAGAAGGCGATGCAGATAAACTGCTAAAAGCACAACAAGCTCTTACGAAAGCGGAAATAGCTTCTCAAAGATTATCTAAATTAAGTAGTGAAGAGGCTTTACAACCTAATCAAAATACATTACAAACTAGTCCTGAGAATGTAAAAGATTTATTGCCTGAATCTGCAAAAGTACAAGTTGACCCAAGGGCACTTGACTGGCAACAAAAAAACAAATGGTTCGGTAGTTTAGAACATGAACCAGAAACTGCTTTTGCTTTAGGGCTACACAAACAAATCACTGAGGTGGAAAAAGTATCTGCTGAAAGCGATGAATACTATGAGAAGTTATCTTCTCGTATGCAAGCAAAGTTTCCCGAACTATTCGAGGGGACCAATGAACAGGAGGTAAGTACACCTAAATCAAAACCAGCTAATGTGGTTGCCCCCGCAACGCGGAGCACAGCACCTAAAAAAATTAGGTTAACGCAAACACAAGTGGCTTTGGCAAAAAGATTGGGGCTTACTCCCGCACAGTACGCCAAACAGGTTGCATTAGATATGAGGAACAATAATGGCTGAGAACAGATTAGATCGTCAGTTAGAAACAAGGGAAAAAACAACCAGAACGAGGCATTGGCAGCGACCAGAAGTTTTACCTTCTCCCACGCCTGAAGATGGTTATGTTTTCCGTTGGATACGAGTAGCATCTCGTGGTACAACTGATGCCACAAATGTTTCCTCTAAATTACGAGAAGGTTGGGAACCAGTAAAAGCGGCAGATCATCCAGAAATTACATTAGTCAGCGTAGAGAACGAACGGTTCTCCGACAATATAGTGATGGGCGGTTTAATGCTTTGCAAGGCTCCAGAAGAGATGATAGAGGAGCGTAGTGAATATTACGAAACTCAAACTAAATCTCAGATGCAGTCCGTGGATAACAACCTCATGAGAGAAAGTGACGCTCGTATGCCTATCTTTAATGAGAGGAAAACGAAAGTTACTTTTGGAAACGGAACTTAATTATAGGAGTGTATAAGCGATGGCTTATCCAACTATTGCTGCCCCTTATGGGCTAATTCCGGTAAAACTGTTAAGCGGTGTTCCTTTTGTTGGTACGACTCGGCATTATTCTATTGCTAGTGGTTATGCTACTGATATTTTTTACGGGGACGCTGTTAAACTTGTTACCGGAGGCACTGTCGAGCGTGATACGTTTGATGCTGCCATGACACCTATCGGTGTCTTCTTAGGGTGTTCATTTACTGACCCCGGTACAAGTCAGCCTACGTTCAAGCAGTATTACCCTGCTAGTACGGCAGCGTCTGATATACAAGCTTACGTTGTAGATGCCACAGATGTACTGTTCAAAGTAGCAGTTGTATCTTCAGGCGAAACGATTGGCGATCTGGCAATTACTGATATAGGTGCTAATGTAGCTGGTGTGGATAACACTGGTAGTACCATTACTGGTAATTCTAAGAGTGCTATATCTGACACTTCTGCAACAACTAGTTCGCTACCTTTTCGCATTGTCGATCTCGTGCAAGAGACTAAAAACTCTTCAGGTGGCTTCACAGAGGCTCTTGTCAAGTGGAACGCTGGACATGCCTTCGATAATACAACCGGAATATAGGAGTAGCGTAAAATGGCAATATCACGCGCCCAATTACTGAAGGAACTCCTACCCGGACTGAACGCTTTGTTCGGATTGGAGTACGCCAAGTATGGCGAAGAACACGCAGAGATTTTTGAAACAGAATCTTCTGATCGTTCTTTTGAAGAAGAAACCAAGCTGTCTGGTTTTTCTGCGGCACCTGTTAAAGACGAAGGCTCTGCCATCGAATATGACAATGCTCAAGAGACTTTCACAGCTAGGTACACACACGAAACCATTGCAATGGGTTTCTCAGTGACGGAGGAAGCTATAGAGGACAACCTTTACGACTCCCTCTCCGCTAGATACACCAAGGCATTGGCTCGTGCAATGGCTTATACCAAGCAAGTAAAAGCTGCTGCTGTATTGAACAATGCTTTTGCTGCTGGTACTACTTATGGTGACGGACAGACTTTATGTTCTACTGCTCACCCATTAGTATCAGGTGGTACTAACTCAAACCGCCCCGGCACCAATGCCGACTTGAATGAGACTTCTTTGGAAGCCGCTGTCATTCAAATCGCTGGTTGGACGGACGAGCGTGGTTTGTTGATTGCCGCTAGGCCAACTAAGCTAATCATTCCATCTGACTTGCAGTTTGTGGCAACACGATTGTTAGAAACAGAAGGAAGAGTTGGAACCGCAGATAACGACATCAATGCGCTTCGCAACAATGGTGCTATCCCCGGTGGATACTCAGTTAATCACTATCTGACAGACACAGATGCGTGGTTCTTAATGACTGACGTACCTAACGGACTTAAGCACTTTGTGCGAACTCCGATGTCTACATCTATGGATGCTGACTTTGATACGGGTAACAGCCGTTATAAAGCGAGGGAAAGATATTCATTTGGAGTATCAGATCCGCTTGGCATTTTCGGTTCACCCGGAGCATAATATTAGGGGGGTGTAAAAGCCCCCCTTTTTGTTCTATCCTGACAGTCTTATGACTGACACTAGCCGCGACAGGAGGATACATGGCTAAAACTACTTTTAACGGCCCCGTTCGTTCCGAAAAGGGGTTTCAAATGGTTTCAAAGAACGCTACTACTGGTACGGTTACCGTAACTAGTGGTGATAAGTGGGCTGTTGAAGCTACTGGAAGTGCAGGTATTGAAGGCACTGCTGCTGTTTACGTCACTCAAGTTAATCGCTTAAAAAGTGATGTAGATACAAACGTCAACATTGTTAAGTCAACCATTATGATTGATCTAACAGGTTTAAAAGACGGTGGTACTGCAGGTGACATCATTGGTAAAGACGGTGCTGGTGTTGCGTTTATCGGACAAGTAACCACTGCTAATCAAGGTACAGTGTTTGGCGTTACCATGACTTGTTTAGAAACTCCTGCTGGTGGAAGTACAGACATTGACTTGTATTCTGCTACAGAAGGTACAGGTGTTAATGACACTGCTATTGGTGATTTGACAGAAACTCAAGTTATTAATGCTGGTGCTGCCTCTGCTGGAACGCTGGTTGCTGGTGGAGACATTGCAGCAGACCAATACTTATACCTTGTGAGTCAAGGCACTGGCGATGCAACATATACTGCTGGGCGGTTTATGATTGAAGTTGTCGGCTATGATGTAGCATCTTAATTGGAGGTAAATTACTATGGCCTTAAAAGGTTCAGGTAGTGATGTAACATCCAGTTTTATAACTGCTGCTGCCGCAGATCCAGACGGTGTTTCGACTGCTGCTGCAGTAGGTAATAACGCTGCGTTGACGCTAGGAGGTGCTTTAGCCTCTGGGGGGTCTGTTACTTTTGACTCTCCAAGAAACGTCACCATTCTTAGTGGTGGAGATGACAGTGCTATATCTTTTACTGTTGTTGGTACAGATGAATCAGGCACTGCAGCCACAGAGTCTATAACTGGCGCTGATACTGGCACGGCCACAGGCACGAAGTTTTTTACTACTATCACCTCTATAACCGCAGTAGGTGACCCTGCTGGTAATGTTAGCGCAGGTTCTGGCACGAGTTGTTGCGGAGTTATCTCTGTAGCACGTTGTAGGTTACGTGGTATTTATGTGGTCAACGGTAGTTCAGCCGCTACCATTGTGTTCAGAGAAGGTTCTGGCACAGGGACTATAAAAATGCAGTTTGCTACGGTTGCAGGGGCGAGCACTAACTCGTATCCTGACGTTCCTGATGACGGTCTTTTATTCGCAGGAGGAGGATTTGTTACCTTTACTGCAGTAACGGATCTTACAGCGATGACTACATTTTTCTCCTAGTATGCGTACTTACTATAAGAAAGGCGGCAGAGTAAAAGGGAAAGGCATGAAAGGCATGTCGATTGGTAGTGGAGATAAACGCCCTACTAAATCGGGTGCTGGTATGACTGCTAAAGGGGTTGCTAAGTATCGTAGAAACAACCCCGGCAGCAAGTTAAAAACAGCCGTTACGGAGAAAGACCCTAAAGGTAAAAGAGCGTCTAGGCGTAAGTCTTATTGCGCTCGTTCTGCAGGGCAGATGAAGAAGTTTCCGAAAGCGGCTAAAGATCCAAATTCTAGGCTAAGACAGGCTAGAAGAAGGTGGAGATGTTAAGTGGCTTTTTTACAGTCAAACGTACCGTACTTCAAAGCTTGGGTGCGAAGAGAGTATACGAAGAACATGGAGATGTATCATGGTGAGTTCTTACACGCTATGGTCGTTGCTGTTACGAGTATGCCTAATAGATGCCTTAGTTTTCAGGTCATATTTACCGGGTGCGAGTCTGATGACACTGATGAACCAAACGTACATGGTGGGGCTATGTGGGCAAGGATGCCGATAACAGCACTAGTTGCTGATGTGCCGTTAGAAGAATGGCCTACAGAGATGCCTCCTTATGTAGCGCAACCTTGGGATTGTATGTCACACGAACACGCGGTCTACAAGATAAACAGAGCTACTCCTGCGCCTTGGATAGCTAAAGTAGACGGAGAGTTCTACCCCGCAAAATACTATTTTACTGTGGACTATACCGACAGTGAGATAGCAGATGACCCTGCTCAACACAAACAAAGCCACGTAGTAGAACTGTTAAATGCAGGGGAATACACAGGTAACATTGTTGCCCTGCCTAATAATAGGGTACGTGTAACTCACCCTGCTTGGTTTGAGACAGGAGAAGGCGCACCAGATTTTAAACCCAATCAACATATCTACAATTCCAAAGAAGATGTAGAGTATGTTTGGGACACAGCGAGAGTATTTAACAATTTATATAGCGAGGACGGAGATGGCGAAGAAGTTTCCTGATTTAACTGGGGATGGCAAAGTAACTCAAAAAGACATTTTAAAGGGTAGAGGTGTTCTCAACACGGGAGGTAAAGTGAAAAAGAAAAAAGGCTATGCTATGGGCGGCCCCATGAAAAAGAAGGGTTATGCTATGGGCGGCCCCATGAAAAAGAAGGGCTACGCTATGGGTGGTGGCCCCATGAAAAAGAAGGGCTACGCTATGGGTGGCCCCATGAAGAAAAAAGGATATAAGAAAGGCGGTAAAGTTCGTGGAACAGGTATAGCCATCAAAGGGTTTAGACCTGCTAAAATGGTTAAGATGAAAGGCTCTTAGTATGCGAAGATACTACAAAAGCGGAGGCAAGATTTGCTCTAAAGGTAAAGCTTGGGCAAAACGCACGTTCGATACTTACCCTTCTGCGTATGCAAACATGGCGGCTAGTAAGTATTGTAAAGACCCTAACTATGGTAAGAAATCTAAGAGTAAGTAGATGGGCGAGTTAAAGAAATGGCGTGACCAAGATTGGGTACGTATAGGCACTGACGGCAAGATAAAAGGTAAGTGCGGGACTTCTAAAGATAAGAAGAACCCTGATCGGTGTTTGCCGCGCAGTAAAGCAAATAGCTTATCGCGTAAGCAGAGGGCCACTACCGCTAAGAAAAAGAAACGAGAAGGAAGTAAGGGTAGAACCGTTGTGAAGAATACGAAAGAAGCAGAGGTCAAGTTTAGAGGTGGGGGTCTGGCTAGGAAACGTAGACACCATAAAGGGTGCGGTGCCGTCATGGACAGTCGCAGAAAGAAAACATTATATGTAGGGAGTAATTAGACATGGCAAGGGAGTTTAACCCAGTAAACACTGTGAAAGCAGCACCGAAAAATAAAAGCTTTCTTGACAGAATGAAAGACAAAATTGCAAAAAATCAAGAGAGAAGGAAAGGAAGAAAGAAAAAATTTAATGAAGAACTTGCTGAAATAAACACAAAAACTCTCAAAAGAAAAAAAGAAGCTGGGCCAACTTCACGTATACAAGAGGGTTTGAAAAAACTATTACCTCCTGTTTCTAAACCTAAAAAAGAAGAGAGTAATAAGAAGCCTAATAACAGAACTCAGGCACAATTTAAAAAAGATTACGAAAATAGAGTAAGTCCTAAACGTAAAGGTGATGGAGGCAGGGGTAATATTGCAAGACGGTATAAAGATAGTGCCGCTGCTACAGATGCACCAACTACTTCAGAAGTAATGGCTGCAAGAAAGAAAAAAGAAGCTGGAGATGGAGGCAGGGGTAATATTGCAAGACGGTATAAAGATAGTGCTGCTGCTACAGGCGCACCAACTACTTCAGAAGTTATGGCTACAAGAAAGAAAAAAACTGAAGATAGCAGTAAAACATCTAAAGCAAAACCTGCACCTAAAGCTTCAACTACTCCTAAAGTTGCTAGGAGTGTTGCAGAGGCAAAAAGAATGGGTGTTGATACTTTTACAAATAAAGCGGGTAAAGAATTAGCTGCTGTAACTAAAGAAGAGTTAGAAGCATCGGGTATGAGTCTGCGAGACTACTTGAATAAACAACAGGGTAAAACTCGCAGGGGTATGAAGAAAGGCGGTGCGGTTAAAAAGCCGTTTAAAACAGGAGACTTAGTAAAGGCAAAGCCTAAAGCTAAGAAAAAAATACGTGGGGCAGGTAAAGAAATAAAAGGGCTTCGTCCTTGTAAAATGAGGTAATACTTATGAAAAAACTTGAGGTGTTCCAAAATGGCGTGTTTTCTGCTACAGGGCTACCTGTATACCAGATAGGCACTAAAAATGAGGATGGTACCTATGATATTACTGTGTACGATCTCATGGATGAAGGACAAGCTAAAGCAAAGTTACAGGAACTACAACCTGAAACTAAGGTAGAGGCAAAACCAAAAGCCAAACCTAAAGCTGAACCAACGGTAAAGTTACCTTCTAAATCTGATCTTAGCAGTATGACTAAGCTTGAGATAGAAGAGGAGATGCGGTTTCACGGGTTAGAGTTAGATCGCAGGAAGTCTAAAAACGATTTGGTTAAAGAAGCTGTTGCTTATCTAAAAGGTAAATAACTATGGCAACGTCAAATACGACAGCGTTTGACATGGATTTTACGGAGATCGCTGAAGAGGCGTGGGAACGGGCTGGGCGAGAAATGCGCTCTGGTTACGATCTACGCACGGCTCGTAGATCTATGAACCTAATGACAATAGAATGGCAGAACCGTGGGATTAACTTGTGGACGATAGAAGAAGGCACTGTAACGCTCACTAAAAGCACTTCTCAGTACACGCTACCTGCAGACACAATAGATCTATTGGAACAAGTTATAAGAACTAATTCTGGTAATACTTCTACACAATCTGACCTTACGTTAAATAGAATAGGGGTCAGTACTTTTGCCACCATACCTAATAAATTAACTGAGGGCAGACCTATACAAGTGTGGATAGACAGGCAAAGAGATGCGCCTGTGTTAAATCTGTGGCCCGTTCCAGATAAAAACGATACTTATATTATAGCGTATTGGCGTATTAGACGTATTCAAGATGCAGGTAGTGGGGTACAAACAGCAGACATGAATTACAGGTTTTTACCTTGTTTGGTAGCAGGGTTGGCTTACAACATCGCTCTAAAGGTACCTGAGTTAATGGAAAGAGTGCCCATGTTAAAAACGGTGTATGAGGAAGCATTTGCCCTAGCAGCCGCAGAAGATAGAGAAAAAACTTCAGATTACTATAGACCGCGCATAGGAGTTATATAGTGGCTAGGTATGCTTCTGCAAAAATAGCGGTAGCAGAGTGTGACATTTGCGGGTTTCGTTATAAACTTAAAGAATTAAAGAATCTTATAGAAAAAGGGCGCGATACAAATATAAAAGCTTGCCCTGAATGTTGGAACCCAGATCAGCCACAACTTAGGCTAGGTGAGTTTCCAGTAGATGATCCGCAAGCTATACGTGATCCAAGACCTGATTTTGCAGGGCTTGAGAGTAGTAGAAAGATACAGTGGGGTTGGAATCCTGTGGGTAACGGTAACAATCCTTTTGATTTAACAGACAATGATTTGGTAGGAACCGGAAGTGTAGGTTCTGTAACAATAACGACAACATAAGGATGTAATTATGTTATTTGACGAACCAAAGAACAAAAAGAAAAAGAAAAAGAAAGCGGCTAACTCTAAAGGCGTAAAGATACGTGGCACAGGAGCAGCCACTAAAGGTTTGTATGCAAGAGGCCCGATGGCATAACTTATGAACTATACTGAGCTAAAGGCAAATATTCAGGACATATGTGAGACTACGTTTACGGACGATCAGTTAAAGCTATTTACTGAACAAGCGGAGCAGAAGATATATAACACTGTCCAGTTCCCTGCGTTGCGTAAAAACCAGACGGGTAATATGAGCAATGGCAACAAATACCTGACTCTACCTACTGATTTTTTGTGGTCGTATTCTTTAGCTATCATAAGTTCAAGTGAGTACATCTACCTTTTAAACAAAGACGTTAATTTTATGCGGGAAGCTTACCCTAACCCATCTACAACGGGTGTTCCTAAACATTATGCGTTTTTTACAGATGAGTCTTTAATTATTGGCCCAACTCCTAATGCAGCATTTGAGGTGGAGTTTCACTACGGTTATTACCCAGAATCAATAGTTACTGCCAGCACATCTTGGTTAGGGGATGACTTTGATAGCGCATTGTTAAATGGAGCCTTAGTGGAAGCCATACGTTTTATGAAAGGCGAAGCTGATATGGTTGCTCTTTACCAAAAAATGTACATGGAAGCGATTACTTTACTGGGTGCCCTTGGGGACAACAAGTTACGGGAAGACGCTTATCGCTCTGGTCAATATAGAATGAGTGTAGGTTAATATGTTTGATGTAGAAGTAACAGCTTCTGTAGGAGGCTTTGAAGTACAGACTACTAATGAGAGAGGACATACTCCAGAAGAGTTAGCGGCAAACGCTGTGGCTAAGATTATCAATATCGCTGATAGTGCTGACCCTGTACTAAGACAACAGGCAGAAGCGTTTAGAGAAAGAATGTTCTATGTAATCGTACATGCTTTGAATCAAGCTGTTAAAAGTGATAGAACTACACTCTATAATGAGTTTAAGAAGCAGGGCCACGCTGATGTGGCTGAAACACTGAGGAAACTATAATGGCTATATCGCAAGCATTATGTACATCATTCAAGCAAGAGATACTACAGGGTATACATAATTTTACTAATGGTTCTGGTGGAGGCACCACTACTTCTACTGGCACGGGTAATACTTTTAAAATAGCCTTGTTTACTAGTAGTGCTAGTCTTGGCGCGGGTACAACTGCTTACGCTGACAGTAATCAGGTATCTGGAACAGGATATTCAGCAGGAGGTAATACGCTAACCAACGTAACTCCTACAGTTTCAAGCACCACCGCTCTAACAGATTTTGCAGATACCACATGGAGTAGCTCCACTATAACGGCCAGAGGCGCACTTATATATAACTCTTCGACCACAGCAGGTTCCGCAAACAGGGCAGTGGCAGTATTAGATTTTGGTTCTGATAAAACAACTAGTGCTGGAGATTTTACAATAACCTTTCCAACCGCAGATGCAAGTAGTGCGATAATTAGGATTGCCTAATGTCTAATGTAAACATAATCTTTGAGGGGTATAACAATGTACTCCAAGGTTATAACGAAGGCGGCTACAATCAAGACGTAGCTTTTACCGGATTAACTAGTGGTCTGGGGTCTGTAACTACTGTACAAGGCGTTGCAGTAACCGTATCTGTTTCTGGTAATGCAGGTACTTCAGCATTAGGTAGCGTCACTGCCACAGGTGGGATAGGTATAGCTGTCACTGGCGTTTCAGGCAGTGCTACGGTAGGAAATACAACAGAAACGGCTGGTGGGGGTATATCATTAGGCGTTACAGGTGTAGAGGGTACGTCAGCAGTCAGTTCTGTGAGTATATGGTCTGAGGTAGATCCTAGCCAAACACCTAACTACCAAGCTATATCAACCACACAAACACCAAATTGGACGGACATAGCGGCATAAATTATGGCAACGTATGTAAATAATTTAGTAATAGCAGAACCCGCAGACGGGGAAACTGGTTGGGGTACACTTACCAATGCTAGTTTAGAACTCATAGGCGAAGCGTTAGGTATAGGCACAGAAGCCATAGTTACTAATGCAGACACGCACGATACAGTGATTGCCCAAGGAGCTACTGACCCCGGCAGAGCCATGCACCTTCAGTACACAGGTACATTAGATTCTGCTTGTACGATTACTATTTCGCCCGATACTGTTAAACGAGTACAGATTATTGAGAATGCGACTAGCGGTGGGCAATCAATTATTATTAAGCAAGGTTCTGGTGCTACGATCACTATCCTTAACGGTACAAAAAAGATTGTATATCTTGACGGAGCAGGGACAGGCGCGGCAGTTGTGGATGTTACAGCAGCGGCTTTTGGCGCACAGGCTTTTTATGTCCCATCTGGGACTACAGGAAACAGACCAACAGGTGTCGCAGGAGCTTTCCGATACAATACGACAACAGGTGCGTTTGAAGGCTACACTGACAGTTGGGGAGACATAGGCGGCTCTGGTGCAACCAATGTATCTCTAAACGAATTTTCTGGTAACGGCAGTACCACAGCCTTTACCTTATCTGCTGACCCCGGTACAGAAAACAATACTCAAGTTTACATTGATGGTGTCTATCAAGAGAAAGGTACATATGCAGTGTCAGGCACAACGCTGACATTCAGCACAGCACCTCCCAATGGCACAAGTATCGAAGTCATGGCGTTCTCTGAGTCTTCTGTGGGTGTGGTAGCAGACGGAAGTATTACAACCGCTAAACTAGAAAATTCAACTGGGTCAAGTGATGGAGTCACTACTGCCAAAATTGCCACGGATGCAGTGACAGCGGCAAAGTTGGCATCAAATTCGGTGGTAACCGCATCAATCGTTGATTCAACTGGCTCAAGTGATGGAATTACGACTGCAAAAATAGCAGACGATGCCGTGACTTTAGCTAAGATGGCAAGCGGAACAGACGGCAATATAATCAGCTACGATGCTTCAGGTAATCCTGTAGCGGTGGCAACAGGCAGTGCAGGGCAAGTATTAACGTCTGCTGGGGCAGGTGCGCCTCCAACTTTTGCCACAGCATCATCTATCTCCACTGGTAAAGTATTCTTTATGGGGCAAGTATAATGGCAG